TTTACATGTTTTTTTTTTACAAATTGGAAATGATTTATTTTCACCTAAAAAACACTTTTTACCACATTTATTTAACATTATAGTTTTTTCTCGATAACCGGGTTTTTCATTCTTCCATCCTTTTGTTGCAATTCCTCGTTGTCCTCCTTTATATGTTTTACTCATTATATTATAATATATTTAAAGAAAATATATATGAATATAGATATTACAAATAATAATATGGAAAATACAAATACAACTGATAATATAATAGATAATATCGAAATTAATCAACAATATGATTTATCTGTTAAATTAAGTCATACTAATCATCAGTTTTTAGATGATTATGATAATATTAATGAACTTAATTATGTAAATAATGAACTTAATGTAAATGATGAACTTAATAATGAAAACAATTTTCAACTCAATGATGATGATGAGGATGATGATTATGATCATCTACATAAAATCATTGATGTAAATAAATTATTATCTAATAATAAAGATTTATCAAATAATATAATGAAATTAAATAATAATAATACAATTATTACATTTAAAAAATTTACTTATAAAGAAGTTGAAAAAGAAATTAATGAAAATTATTTCTCAGAAAATGAATATCATTCTAGTGCTCTTGATATATTAGCCACTTATTTAAAAGGACAAAAAATTATTTATATGGAATCTAAAGCATATTGTGAATATAGATTAAATTCAATTATGATGCCTGCTATATTATTATCTACAGGAGCAACCGTTTTATCATCCATTGTTAAAGATTATTTTTGGGGTTCTTATTTAATAGCTTGTGTTAATGGAATAATCGCTTTTTTATTAGCTCTTGTAAATTATTTAAAATTAGATGCAGCTTCTGAAGCACATAAAATATCATCTCATCAATATGATAAATTACAAACATCTATTGAATTTTTATCCGGAACTACCCTATTATTCAATAAAGATAATACTGATAAAAGTTTAATTAAAACAAAAATTGATGATATTGAAAAAAAAATTAATGAAATTAAAGAAACCAATCATTTTATTATTCCAAAAGATATTCGAATACGTTATTCTATCATTTATAATACTAATGTATTTTTAATTATTAAAAAATTAGAAGATATACGAAAACGTAAAATTAATTCATTAAAAGAAATCAAAAATCAAAAAAATTATTTAATTGCTGTTTTAAAATCTAAAAAAAATAAAAATAAAAAATATTCTACTATATCTAATTTAGAACTCGAAATTTCTAAAGCTCAAAAAGAAAAAGATAAACATATCACTAATTTATTAATTTTAAAATCCGCTTTTTCTATTATTGATGATATGTTTGTTAAAGAAATCGAAAATGCTGAAAAAAATAAAAAATTAATATTTAGAAGATGGATTTTATGTGGTTATAATTTAGATTCTCAAATTACGGATCCACGAAAATTAAGCACTTTTATTGAAGATATTATGGATCCCTATGGTAGTCAAGATAAATATTTAAAACAATCTAAAGAGATTGAAAAACAACATATTAAATATAATTTACATTTACATGATGCTAAATTTAATAAATTAATTAATAAATTTGATAAAACTAATCAATTATTAAATAATAATATTCATTTAACTAATCAATTGTTTGATACACTTGAAAAAGGCAACTTATCTAAAAATAATATATTTTCTTTAAATAAATTCCCTAATGTTATCAAATTATTCGATTATAAAATAAATACATCTCATAATGATAAAAATGATAAAAATGATAAAAATTTAAATAATGAAGATAAAAATAGTAAAAATTCAGATTCTTCTAATTCTTTAATGGATTTTGATATTGTTTCTAATAGTTAATTTATAAAAAAAATGAATACTACTTAAATATATATTATTATTATATTTAATATTTACAACAGAATGAACAACGACAACAGATACGTTTTTACAACAATTATTGATCCTAGTGGTAACATCATTTTTATTCAAGATAATAATATTATTCCTAATCAAGATAATAATATTATTCATCAGGAGGAAGATGAAGCTAATAATAATATTATTCATCAGGAAGAAATTGAAGTTCCTCGTTGGTTTATTGATAGATTCCCTACTACTATTACTATAAATGATGTTGAATATTATACTATGAATGATACTGAAGGACTTACTTCAGAAAGTATTTATACTCCTCCTCCTCCTCCTCCTATTACTGTTACTTGCGATTTTATAAATATTAATAAAGAAGAAGAAAAATATAATGAATGTTGTATTTGTATGGAAGTACTTGATACTACAGAATTCTGTTTACTTAATTGTAATCATTTATTTTGTGGTAATTGTCTTAAAAATTTAATTAAAAGTAACATTAATACAAGAAAAAATACTATTTGTCCTTTATGTAGAATAACTATTACAAATATTACAACACAAACCACACATTTACATCATATAATCAACGAACAATGCATTTAATTAATTTAGATAAAAATAAATTCAGTTTATTAATTAAATCTCATCATTCTAACTGGAGTACTTGCTTTTATATTTCCAGTATTTGTAAATATTAATTTCTTTGATTTAATTTGAGAAATTCTATTCTTTTCTTTTATATTTTTTATTTTATCTTCTAATAACATTCTTTTATATTCTTCCATTGATCGAGGTACTCTTATTTCTGGTATTGATTCACCTGGATTTTTATAATCTTTAAAATATTTATTATAAATATAACTATGTTTTACAACTGGTTCTACAGATTCTTCTTTTGTTTTTTGTGAAAAACTAGAATTATTCATTCTTCTAATACTCTGAAATTTTCCATTTGTTGAATATACTTCTGATTCTTGGTTTATCAAATCATTATTTTGTAGTGGAGATATAAATTGTAATACACCAGCATTATTTACTACTAAATTCATATTTAATAATATATCATCAAATGACACTTTCTTTTTTATAGGCTGAACTTTTACTTGAGACTCCCAATACTTTTCATTATTTGTATTATTTGTATTATCTGTATTATCTAATTCAACATATTTTAATTCCATATTTTATATATTTATTTTATTTAATATATATAAATGTCAAATACTTATTTTAAAAATAAAGGATTTTCACAATCTTTTATTTATGATAGTCAAAATAAACAACATCCTACTAACTTTAATCAAGTAAAGTGGGATTCTAATTTTAATGGAGATATTGGAAATCTCTCTCTAGATATTAATAAAAATGGAAATATTCAGCATTCCAATTTAAAATTAGATAAAAATAATTTTTATAATAATCAATTTTGGGATAAAATATTAAATCCTAAAACTGATACTTTATCTATTGATAAAAGACTTCAACACGATTTTAATACACGTCCACCATTATTACCATTACCTTTATCATATATGAATAAATCTAACTATCAAACTAAAAATAAAACTAATAAAAAATATTTGACAAAATATAAATCTTACTCTAACTTAAACAATATTTCTAAATCTAAATCTAAATCTAAATCTAAATCTAAACCAAATAATATTTCTAAATCTAATTCTAAATATTTAACTATCCAATAAACTCTAAATCATTTTACAATCTTTCACATCTTTCACATTTTTTTCATTCATTTGTTGTGTACTATAATATTTTGAAGCATACACTAATATATTTTTTTCATCATCATAAATCGATTCTAAATATAATTCCTTCTTATTTTTTATTAAATTTATAAATTTAGATAAATTCATATTTGTAATATCAAAATTACACGTTATTATACAATGATTACGAATCATTTTTGATGATGAATTATATTCGTAATCTTCATAACAAGAAATACAACCATATTCATATGCTTTATTTTTTACCATTTCTTGTAAATTACATACATTACTATTCTTAAGCAAATTAAATGAAATTTCTATATTATAACCCATTATATACAATTCTTATAAGTTATTTAATACAAAAATTTAATAACTTATTTATATATGTCATTTAGACAATTCGGAGGAACGACTTTTGCTGCTAAAAATAATATTGTTAGCAATAAATATAATACATCCAATAATTTATTAGTCACTCAAAATGTAGGACAACCCAATTCTTTTATTAATTTCGAAAGTGATATTAGTGCTAATTTTTTAAGTACTCAATTTTGGAATAGTTATAATAATACTAATGACATTATTAATAATAATTCGGGTAATGTAAAAATTTTTAATAATTTAGATGTTAGTGGTAATATAGATATTAGTGGTAATATTACTTTTTATGATATAAGTAATAATAATAATTATTTTGGTTCAATTGAAGAAAATTCAACTATTATAGATGTTTCTGGATCTTATCCAGGTGGATTAATCATTAGTGATAAACATACAATTAATTTAGTTGCAACTTATGTTTTAGTTAATGGTAGTCCTATAGGAACTGGAGGAGGAGGAGGAGATGTTTATCTTTATGGTGGATTAAATGGTAGTCCTCAAACATTTTATGGATATAACGCATTTTTAAATAATATAGATATTAGTGGTAATATTGTTTTTTCTACTGGTAGTAGTGGGATTACGTTTAATGATGGTTCACAATTATTATCATCAACATATATTGTTTTTGTTAATGCATCTAATACATTTATATCATCTCAAACTTTTAGTGATACTGTAACTTTTAGTGGTAATACTGTAACTTTTAGTGGTAATACTGCTGTAACTTTTAGTGATACTGTAACTTTTAGTAATAATAATACATCGACAGATATTGTTTTTGTTAATGCTAATCAAACATTTACGAATAATAATACTTTTAATAAATCTATTATTTGTTCTACTAGTGATAGTGGGATTACGTTTAATGATAATTCAATTTTATCATCAGCAAATGATATTGCTTTTGTTAATAATGGATCAAGTAGTAGTCCTCAAATATTTACTGGATATAATGAATTTGAATATGATGTAAGTTTTAACAGTAATTTAGATGTTAATGGTAATATTTCTTTTTCGAATACTACATCTGGTGGTACTATTATTTTTTCTAGTGGTAACACTATAAATGGTGTTTATGATGAAAGTACTAAATATGGGTTGAGTATTACTAGTGGTGGCACTACTAGTGGTAATTTAAACATAGATTATTCAGGTTTGTCAATTTACCTTAACGCAACAAATATACAGTTGGAAACTAGTGTTGCTAATGGTATTTTAAATATAATTGGTAATGTAAATATTTCAAATAGTATAGATATGAGTGGTGGTATTACTTTTAATGATATAAATAGTAATCATGATTATGTTGGTTCAATTGAAGAAAATTCAGTTGCTATAGGAATATATTCAGGTGGATTAATCATTAGTGATAATCATACAATTAATTTAGTTGCAACTAATGTATTAGTTAATGGTATTCCTATTGGCGGAGGAGGCACTCAATATTGGGATAGTAATTCGAATGGTATTATTAATAATAATAGTAGTGGTAATGTAGATGTTAGTAATAATTTAACTGTTAATGGTACAATAAATAATTCATATCTATATCTAGATACTACTAATTTTAATTTGTCGATTGGATCATCCATTACTGATAGTAATAGTGGTTATAATACAGTAGTTGGTTATGAAGCATTAAATGCAACTAATACTGGTTATAATACAGCCGTTGGTTATCAAGCATTAAATATAAATACTAATACTACTAATACAGCAATTGGTTGTGGAGCAGGTAGTAATGATGTCAATGGTTCTCATAATACATATTTAGGAGGAGGGACTGATGCTAGTGGAGGACCTTATACTTATTCTACTGCAATTGGCTCAACTGCTTTAATTACTGAATCAAATCAAATTATGATGGGTACATCATCAATTAATGTTTATATTCCTGGTACAATAAATAGTTTATATCTAAATACTTATAATAGTACTAGTAATAATATAATTATTGGACCATCCGCTTATACTGGTACTGGTACTGATAATACCGTATTTGGTAATAATGGTGGTGGTGGTACTTTTAATACAGTATTTGGTAACGCTTTAAATGCTAATATTACTGGTTATGGTAATACAGCAATTGGTTATGGAGCATTAAATGTTAATACTGGTAGTGGTAGTGCTACTTATTATGCTGGTTATAATACAGTAATTGGTTATAATGCATTAACTCAGAATACTAGCGGTGGTTATAATACAGCAATTGGTTATTTAGCGGGTACTAATGATATTGACGGTAGTTGTAATACATATTTGGGAGCGGTTACAGGTGAAACTAGTAATAGTTTTAATTATTCTACTGCGATTGGTTATTCTGCTACAATTACTGCATCTAATCAAATTATGATGGGTGGATCAAATGGTTCTGTTAATCCTTATCCAACTGTTTATATTCCTGGTAATTTGACTGTTAGTACTACAATAAATAGTTTATATCTAAATTATGATACTTCTAATAATTTGACGATTATATCTCCCAATAATACTACTATTTATGGTGCAGATAATACAGCAATTGGTCATAATTCAATGCCATCGATTACAAGTGGTAATGATAATACAGCAATTGGTAGTGGGGCAATGTATTCAATTGTAGATGGTGTTTCTAATACAGCAATTGGTTATCGAGCATTATATAAGGATACTAATTCTTATAATACAGCAATTGGTTATCAAACATTATATACAAATGTGGATGGTAGTTGTAATACAGCCATTGGTGGTCAAGCATTATTTAATAATATTTCTACTAATGGTGTTGGTAGTAATACAGCAATTGGTTATAATTCTGGTTATAATGATAAATATGGTTATAATAATACATATATTGGTTATAATACAGGACCAACATCATCAACAACATATAATAATTCCACTGCGATTGGTACTAATGCTATAATTACTGCATCAGATCAAATTGTATTGGGTGGTTTGGATAGTGATAATTCTCTTTATCCAACTGTTTATATTCCTGGTAATATACAACTGAATTCAACTGATTTTATATATGGTACGGGTGGAAGTATTACTAGTACTACTAGTCAAACTATAAATTATACTTCATTAATTGGTAATACTGGTTCTTCTACTGGTAGTTTATGTATAAATTATTCAGGTAATACTGTCAGTATTAATTCATCTTATTTTAATATCTATGCTCCTTACGGTACATCAGTTTATGGTAATATGGTTGTTCAAGGTACTGTAACTGCTTCAAATTTTCCATCATCGTCAGATTATCGAATAAAAACGAATGTAATATCTTTAAGTGATTCATTTACGGTTGATAATTTAAATCCAGTAACTTATTTTAATTTAAATACAAAAAAACAAGATATAGGTTTAATAGCACACGAATTGCAAGAATGGTATCCTGTTTTGGTTAATGGAGAAAAAGATGGAGATACTATGCAAAGTGTGAATTATACAGGATTAATTCCAGTTTTAATAAAAGAAATTCAAGAATTAAAAAATGATATTAAAAAAATTAAAGAAGAATTCTCTTTTTTTAAAAATAATAAAATTGAAATTAAATCATAATAAATACATTATTATATTATTATTATGATTATGTCAAAGACAAATACACCTTCATTAAATACTGTGTTGGCGATTAGAAATTTACACGAACGTGATAACCATATTCAATTTTTTGAAAAAGAACATACATATTTAATTACGGATGACATAGAACATAAATATACTTCAGTTACTAATTGGAATTCTACACAGTTTGAAATTTTTGATGCAGATAAAATAATACAAAATATGATGAATGGAAAAAAATGGAAAAAAGGACATAAATATTGGAATTTAACTCCAGAACAAATTAAAAATCAATGGGATACTAATAAAAATACAGTTACTGAGTTAGGAACTAATTTACATTATGAAATAGAATGTTTTTTAAATAATACTGATTTAAAAATAAATTATACTAATACTGATTTATATAATTATTATATGACAGCACAAAAATCAATTCATAATCATAATCCATCCATCGAATGGACTTATTTTATTAATTTTATTAAAGATTTTCCTACTCTAAAACCATTTAGAACTGAATGGAGAATTTATGATGAACGTATTAAAATAGCTGGAACTATAGATGTCATATATGAAAATCCAGATCAAACATATTCTATTTATGATTGGAAAAGAAGCAAAAATATTACTCGAATTAATGATTATAATAAATTTTCAATTTCGCCATTAATTTGTCATATTCCTGATTCTAATTTTTGGCATTATGCATTGCAACTTAATATTTATAAAACTATACTTGAACAAAATTATAATATAAAAATAAAAGAATTATTTTTAGTTAGACTTCATCCTAATTCAAGCAATTATGAATTAATACTTTTACCAAATTTAACTGTAGAAATGAATGATTTATTTAGTGAAAAAATATCCATTATTGACAATTGATAAAACTATAAAAATACAACTATTTAAACTATTTAAACTATTTAAACTATTTAAACTATTTAAACTATTTAAACTATTTAAAGTAATTATACAATTAATATTAATATATGGAAACTGAATTCATCTTTTTAACAGTATTTACAATTTGGTATTTAATAAATTATAAACCTACCTATACTGTTTTTTTATTTTTTATTAAACTGTATTATTCATTAAAACAATTCAGTTATTATTTTATTAATATTATATTTTTAAAATGTTGTGCGGATAATTCTTTAAATATTGTAAATGATGAAATATCATTAATACTTCCTAAATATGAAGACAAATATTTAAATGAAATTATAAACCTTACTAAAACACCTGTTGATATGAATAAACTCAATAATTGTTTTGTTATTGAATATACGCCTTTGGGAAATGTATTGATGATGTATGATTCATGTTGTGAATCATTCAAATATTATAGTGATAATGCTATACCATACAGATATTTAGAAACAGTTGCCAGAAAATTTGTTAAAATGTTTAATTGTAAAATTATATTTATAGATATGCAAGAAGAACTTCAATTAGCACAACTTAAATGGGATATTCAACAACAACAAGTATTAATTCATAATCAACTACCTATTCAAAATAATAAATCTATTTTTACTAAATTCAAAAATTATAATAAAGTTAATCTTCCATCTACATCACACAATAATATTCAACATAATATTCCATCTTCTTCTACATCATCCAATAATATTCAACATAATATTCAAAGCAAACAATTAATTATATCTACTACTGATACAGATTCAAAAATAGTTAAAGATAAATCGAATAGATTTACTTATGCTGGTAAAATGTGTAATTTCAGTTTTTTAAAAAAAACGGATCGAAAAACTGTAGATAAAAAATATGCAATGACATTTTCAGATTTTAAAAATTTAAAAAATTAACAAATTTAAAATAAATATTTTAGTAATATAGATTATAGTAATTTTTAAATATAAATTATTATATATGAATAGTAGAATAACAATTAAAAATAAAATTAAAAATAAAATTAAAAGTAAAAGTAAAAGTAAAAAACTAAAAGGAGGAGCAGAAGAAGTAGAAAAAGGATACGTAAAATCCGCAGCTGCTGCAATTAATAATAAAACTGCTGCAACTGCTCCTCCTGTTACTGCTCCTCCTGCTGATGCTCCTCCTGCTACTGCTCCTCCTGCTGCTCCTCCTGATGCTCCTCCTGATGCTCCTCCTGCTACTGCTCCTCCTGCTACTGCTCCTCTTGATGCTCCTCCTGTAACTGATGCTTCTGGTAATGATGCTTCTGGTAATGATGCTACTGATGTTTCTGGTAATGATTCTTCTTCTTCTCCTCCTACAAAACAAAAATGTTTTTTTACTGTAGTAAAAGATACAACACTACCTTATGTAAAAGTTATTGCAGACTATGCTACAGATAAAGGTAGTAGATTAATATTAGGAAGTAATAATAAAACAAAAAAATCAGAGGATACAGGAGGAATTGGTGGTATTATAAAAAAAACGGCAGCTATTACTATAAGTAATTTTAATGATTTTTTAGAATCTCCTTCATTTCAACAAACATTGTCAGAAACAGTAAATAAAACAAATCAAATTACACAAAAATTTTTAGAAGAAACTAACGCAAAACTTAATACACAACAAAATCAAGACAATTTTACAAATTATGTTAAAAATATAGCTAAATATTCAGATATAGCAGCAAAGAAATTAAATAAACCAGTTGATAACTTACTTGAAACAATGCATAATAGTGTTTTTGATGTAGCAAAATCTATCGCTGTAGGAGTTGTTAAAACAGCAGTATCTGCTGCAACTGCTGTTCCTGGAGTAGGAACAGTTTTAGCAATTCCAAAAATAACAGATAGTGTGGCAAATATTGCATATAGTGGTTTTAAAGCAACAGCAAATACCACAGCTGCGGTTGCTAATTTATCTAAAAAAATGTCTGAAGTTGGTGATAGTAGTAGTGGTGATGGTGATAGTGGTGATGGTAATGGTGATAGTGGTGATGGTGATGGTGATAGTGGTGATAGTAGTAGTAGTAGCAGTAGTAGTAATGGGACTAATGGTAAAAAATCAGAATCAGGAGAAACCAAAGAAGTACCAAAAGAAATCAAGGAAGTTACTAACTATACAATACAAAAAGGTGGAACTCAAATATATAATTTACAAAAAGCAGGAAATAAAATTATGAATAGATTACACAAATCTATTCATTCTTTTCATTATCCATTAAAAAATAAAACTAAAGAAAAATATTTTTACTCAAATAAAAAAAATAATTATATAAATAATACAAATACAAGAAAACACGTACGTTTTACTATTTAGTTTTTGATTTTAACCAATCATTAAATCCATTACTTTTATAAATATTATAAGAATTACCTAAATTAGTAAAAGCTATTTTATATGCTATTTTATTATATTCATCCATCTCATTTAAATAATTAAAAATGTCTTCTTGTTTTTCTATCGAATAACTAGTTATTAAATCAGAAATGGGTAAATTCAATAATTCAAAATTAATATTTTTTGACATTTTGTATGTTGTTTGTTATATTAAATATAATTTTAATATTTAATCAATTTTATTTAATAATATATAAATTATAAATTATATTGATTATTTAAAAAAAAAATTGAAATACTTTTTTAATTATAATTTAAAGATAATTTTGAGGTATAATTAATGAATTCAATCAGCGCAACGAGCAGCACGACGAATCAAATCAGTATGAATCAAATCAGTATGAACCCAATCAGTATGACTTCGATCAGCATTTATATTCCAAGATTATCTAGTTATATAAATGAATCAATGATTATTCAAGAATTTTATATTTTTGGAATTGGACAAGTAAGTCGTGTTGATTTTACAACTCCTAATAAAAAACCAGGATTTACCGAAAAAATAGTTCCATATAAAAGTGCATTCGTTCATTTTACTAACTTTTTTGAAACATCCATTTCTGCAAATCTTCTTTGCAAATTACAAAAAGGAGAATCTGAAATGTTATATCCTACATGTTGTGCTGAATATTGGATTTTATTAATGACTATTAAACCTGTTCCAGAAACTTTAATGAATGTACATCAAATTGTAGATAATTGTCAATTTTTAGAAAAAAAAATTCAACAACAAGCAACAATTATCAAACAACTTGAAACACAAGTTTCTGAAATGATGGAATTTGTAGTAATGATGAATATTAATAACACTCAAAAAAGCAGTAAAAAAAAAATAATGTCTCTTCAAGAACAAATTTTATATGATATGTATAATGACATACATGATGAAACTGATGCAACTGATGAAACTGATGATAATGACTCTTACTCTTAAACTTAAACTTAAATTATAAATATAAATATTATATTATATATAGTATAAATTTATATAAATTTATATAAATTTATATTGTAATTATTAAAATAATAATTACAATATTTTTTTTTACACCTTTTCTCATTTCAAACGCCCATTATTTAAAAAATTGATTTAAAATATTATGTTTATGTTTATATTATTATAAACATAAAAATGACTACATTACTAAGACGATTTAGCGATATAACAATGGCAGTATACACAGGTTATTATACTGATTTGGGAGAAACTGAACTTATAGATGAAGACAATCTTGAAAATATAAAAATTCGTGTTGTTCCCCACGAAGGTGTTCATAAACATGTAAATTATATAATTACAATTAAATTTCAAGAAGAAGGAAATTGGTCACTCATTTACATAGATTCTGAACTATATGATAAAATTAAAACAAATCAATATTTACAAGAAAAAGGAAGAGTTGGTCAACACAAAGGTATATGTATTAAAAATATGGGTTACGCATATAATTTTAACAAGAATTTTAAAAATTTATGTGGTAATAAATGGGAAAATTACATTTATAATTTAATTTGTGTATTTAATAATTTACAAGATTTTGAAAAAGGAAATGGTATTAAATCAAACTATAAAAATATTTTGTCTATATAAAATATTGGGCGTTTGAAATGAGAAAGGTGTAAAATAATTTTAACTATTAAATAAATAAAAATGAAATACTTTTATTTATTTTACTTACTGAATATTTATATATAACGTAACGTAACATTATATTATATATAATTTATATATTTTTAGTAAATAAATTATATATTTTTAGTAAATAAATTATATATTTTTAGTAAATAAATTTTAAAATATTAATTAAAAAAAAATGAAATACTTTTTTAAATTAAATGAAAGGTATTTTTAACTTCACAGAAGTTTTCGAATACAAATTCGATCGTAAGTAATCAAGCACAAAAAAAAATCAAATCCAGAATGGTTTCAGTTACTACCAACGATTTACCAATCATTTGTATTCCCCGTGTCTTCTCAAATATCACTGAGAAACGTATTCGTAAAATCTTCACTGATTTGAATATTGGGAATATAGAACGCATTGAAATTGTAAGTTCTGGAAAAAAAGGAAGCGGTTTTAATAAAGTGTTTGTCCATTTCTCACAATGGAATGGTGATGACTATTCTCAAATAGTCAAACAACGGTTACTTTCAGGTAAGGAACACACAATTGAGTATGATACACCTTGGTTTTGGAATGTCTACGCTTATCGTCCTCAGTATACACTTAAACCTCTTCTACCTCTTCCACCTCTTCCACTTCAACTTCCACTTCAACTTCCACTTCAACTTCCACTTCAACTTCCACTTCAACTTCCACTTCAACTTCCACTTCAGCAACTTACACTATATGAATTATATGGTCCTTGTAATTTAAGCAATATTCCTAAAGCTAAAGATTTAACTGCTTATTTTGAAAGACAATCAGCGAAAGCAACAGCGAAAGCAGAAAGACACACAGCGAAAGTAACAGCGAAAGCAGAAAGACACGCAGCGAAAGCAGAAAGACATAGACAAAGACAAGCATCCGCAGAAGAAGCAGAAACAAAAGCATCCGCAGAAGAAGCAGAAACAAAAGCATTCGCAGAAGCAGAAGAAGCAGAAACAAAAGCATTCGCAGAAGCAGAAGTAGAATCAAAATCATTCGCAGAAGCAGAAGAAAGACGAGCATCAGCAAAAGTTACAGCAGAAGAAGAAGGCAATAACAAAGACGAATATATTTTTGAAAAAACTTTAGAAGAATACATTAAAGAAGAAGATGACATAAAAGAAGCAGAAGTATTTAAAAAAAAAAATTATTCTAATTTTTATGATATTGATCAACCAGCATTTTCTTCTACTATCATAGATTATGGTAATGTAGTTTTACCTCCAAAAAGAAAACGCATTATTAAAAAATATAAATATTAATAAATTTTAACAATTATATTTTAGATAGATATAGATAGGAAAAAATTAAGGAAAAGATAATTAAAAAAAAATTTAAGGAAAAGATAATTAAAAAAAAGAAATTAAGGAAAAGATAATTAAAAAAAAGATAATTAAAAAAAAGATAATTAAGGAAAAGATAATTAAAAAAAAAATGCTAAAAGCATTTTTTTTCTTAAATTTAATATTTAGTAGTTTAAAGTATGTTAATTAATTAGTTAATTAATTAATTAATTAATTAATTAATTAATTAATTAGTTAATTAATTAATTAGTTAATTAATTAATAATATATATATATATATAAATGTCATCATCAACAAATACAAATTATGGTAATAATAGTTTTGCAAAAAATACTACTGGAGAAAATAATACAGTAGTTGGATCACATGCTGGTTATAATAATTCAACTGCCTATAATAATACTATTGTTGGAACAAATTCAATGTATAATAATACAATTGGTTTAAATAATACTGCAGTAGGTGCGGGTTCATTATTAAATAATAATACAGGTTCATTAAATACTGCGGTTGGTTCTAGTGCATTACAAAATTTATCTTCAGGAAATGAAAATGTAGGTATTGGAGTTCAATCATTATATGAAAATAATGGTAATTTAAATACTGCTGTTGGTTCTTATGCTGGTGAAAATATTACTGGTTCTTATAACACTTTTTTAGGTGCCAATACAACAACTGATAATTATTTAACTAATTATGAATATTCTACTGCGATTGGTTATAATGCTACAATTGATGCATCTTATCAAATAATGCTTGGAATGTCTGGAATATATGGTAGTTGTACTGTAGTAATACCTGGTATATTACAATTTGGTGATGGAACAACACAACAAACCGCAGGTGGTGGTGGTGGTGTAGGAACTACTGGATATACTGGTCCTACTGGTCCAGCAAGTGGTGGTGCGGGAACTACTGGTTATACTGGTCCTACTGGTCGTGGATATACTGGTCCTACTGGTCCTATTGGTTATACTGGTCCTGCTGGTTCTGGGGGAGGAGGAACCGTAACTGGTTATACTGGTCCTACTGGTCCAGCAAGTGGTGGTGCGGGAACTACTGGTTATACTGGTTATACTGGTTATACTGGTCCTATTGGTTATACTGGTCCTGCTGGTTCTGGGGGAGGAGGAACCGTAACTGGTTATACTGGTCCTACTGGTCCAGCAAGTGGTGGTGCGGG